AACTACCATTTGCGTGGGCTCCTGATTGGTTAGATATGACAGCTGACTCTAATGCTTTCACTAACATGGGAAAACTAAGATCTAAGTCTGTAGTGGGCTTACAATCATCTGATTCCCTAAGTGTATTGATAGATATAGCTTGTTATGCCTATATGAAAGATGTTGAGATCGCATTTGCAACTGGTTCCGCCTTACAAGCTCAGTCCGATGAATACACAGAGGAAGGTGCTATAAGTGCTCCTGCTACAGTAGTAGCTAAAGCAGCTGCGACCATGACGGCCATCCCAGTTCTCGGACCCTTCGCTTTAGCTACAGAAATTGCTGCCACCAGCGTTGCAAATATAGCTAAGATCTTTGGATACTCAAGAGTTCCTAATTTAGAAGATCAAGGGGGTATGAGACCGTATATGTTTAGCAATTCATCGCAAGTCACAGGTAAATTTTCCAATGCTAAACTATCCTTAGACCCTAAAATGGAAGTCTCCGTAGGAGATGGAGGGTATGGTATAGTTACAAACAAAGAAGATTTGACTCTTAGTGGCATAGCTATGAAAGAAGCATGGATATCTAATTACCCCTGGGTAGTAACCAACGATCCGAACACTGTAATTGGTACCTTACCAGTTTCTTGTGGATATACACAGATTCAAGCCAATACGAATCTCAATACCCCAGCCGCTTTCGTAGGGAACCTCTTCAAATACTGGAGAGGAACCGTTCGTTATAGAATTAAAGTTTTAGCAAATAAGTTTGCTAGAGGAAGAATTGCTATAATATACGAATCTCGCAGTGACTCGACGATGCCCCTTACTCAAACGGATGTTAATGAAGGTATCTTTCGCCCATACGCGCACATCTTAGATATATCTGATTCACACGAAATTGTTATCGACATTCCATGGACACAATCTTGGAACTTTCATCAAACTAAACCAAGTTTAATGACGGGTAACAACTTAGATATCGCTGCTCCTTGGAGTCACGACTCTCTTGAAATATGCGGAAACGGTTATCTCAAATTTGTAGTAGTAAACTCTCTCGCAGGAGTAGAAGCAGGAGCTTCTGTCTACTTGCAAGTTTCTACTTGTGTGTGTGATGCTGAATTCTATGCACCTAAAAATCCAGTAGTGTGGAGATCTACAGTATCTAGTTCTGAACAGTTTACCTATTTCGACTATGAAGATGAAACTGTTTTAGAATCTATTAGTGCTCCACTTGGATTGACGAGATTAGAAACTATTCCAGAAGAAGGAGACATAGTACCTATGTCTGAAGAAACTTTCGAAGCAGTAGCAAGTACTGCAATCGATGGTGACATAGGTTCCTCTTCGTGTGATAATACTAATATCTCAAGTCCTTTAGGAGCAAG